CAGTTCATAGCCCCATGAATAGAAAATGTTTCCTAGTGCCCCGTTTTGGACTGTCCCTGAGTTCAGGCAGGCAGTCGGCTGCGTGAAAAAGTGCGGGTCGGTGAACATGTAATTGGAGGCTACAAACAGAACCTTTGGGCAAAATGACGCAGCTTGTATGGCTGTATCCATTAAGGCTGCGCCCGCATCATCGGGGTTGCCCCAAATCAGGCAATGAGTATTACCGGCTACGGTGTTTGCCGCTGTGCCGCCCGTGAAAGTCAAGCCCGTTCCAGTCTGCGCGGAAATGGTTAGCTTTGCGGAAGTAGTAAGAGCACCGGAGGCGGCATTGCTGGCAATCGAAGCATTAAAGGCGTTGCAGTTCGTATAGCCAAAGACGCGCTTCCCGATGTCTGCTGCCGTGAAGTGGCTTCCAGTGCAAGCCACGGTAGAGCCGCCGCTAGTCCATGAACAATCTACAGCTTGTTGGGTGTTGGCGGGAGTGTTGAAACACTGGGCGGTATTGACTACAGGGCAGAATGGGCTAAGCGTGAATCCCTGAATCGCCTCCGCGCCTGAACCTGTCACTCCTGCCATTGTTGTGGCAGTGTAATCGCCTAGAGTGGCCGCAACCGCACCAGAACGTCCGAACACAGTAGAAACCGCTCCTCCCCCACCGCCAATCGTCACCACTTGCGAGTATCCCGCCGCTGGCATTTGCACCGTGTACTGGGCTGGCGTAACAAAAAAACTAACCGTCTGCCCTTGCGAAATCGGGATGGGATTCGATACAGGCGTCGATAGCCCCACGTTCGAGAATATGCTCGATGGCGAAGGACAAGGAGTTCCACCGGACGGAACAGGGCACACATAGAATAATCCTGAAACATTAAACGGGCCTGCGGTATAGGAAGCACCTTGCGCGTGTGCAAGTGGAGAAAAAACGAGGAGCGCAGCGATCAACAGCAGCTTCTTACTTATTGCGTCTCCTTTGTTGGGCTGAATGAGACATGCCGGGTTGTCCCACATGGTTCTGGTTGCCTCCCGATGGCTGAGGTTGATGAGGTTTCGCTGCTTGCCCCTTGACTCCGCGCTCGTGCTTGAATTGAGGATTCTGGTTAGGATTCTGGCCGCCCTGACCGCCTTGAGCAGCGCCTTCCTGTCCAGGCTGTCCCTGCTGTTCGGCACCGGGGCCTCCGTGTTGCTGCGCGTGGTTCGCCATCGCGTTCTGCGTAGCCATGAGGTTCGCGGCGTTCTCGATGTGCATGAGAGCGTGCCCGTAGATCGTTTGCTTCGTCTCGGGCGGCAGCGTGTCCCATTCGTCTGAGTTCATGTATTTCTGGCAGGTGGCGATGTGAACCTGGTCGTTGTCCCGAATCATCTGCGGCATGATGGGCTGACCGTTCTGCTTCATCTGCTCGATTTCTTTCATCTGCGACTTCTGCTGCGGCGCAGTTTCATCGAGGTCTTCTGGCAACTGGTAAAGTTCGAGGGCTTTCTTCCGCACGACTCCCGGCAACTGAGGATTGAATGCTCCAACCGCGATAGCCTGATTGAAAGATTGCTGCTTCATGGGGTCGAGCGGAATAATGCGAGCCTTGATTTTCACTGCCCCCATCTTGAGCATTTCACCGCGCAACTTCTTGAACTGCCACTGTCCGTCCGAACCCATGTTGGCTTGCACGCGCTCGTCAATCCAATTCTCGGAGGCAATCTTGAGCATCTGCATGGCCCACGTTTCATTAGCTTCCTTGTAAAGAAGCTGCAAAGGGCCAAGCGTCTGCTGGTTCTGACTGATGGCTTGCTGCTGACCTCCCATCGTATTGATTCCCGGTTCGTGCATACCGATCGAGGAAGGAGAGACACCGGAATGGAATTGCATGTTCTGCTTGATGATGTTGCGGTAGTTCCAAACGTCGGTTGAAAGCTGCCCGCCCGGTAGCCACTTCGCCGCTTGCTCAACGGGCTTACCGCCAAGGTTCTTGAGTTCGACCATTACGGCAGCATCGTTCAGAATCAAATCTTTCGAGAGGCGCTGCGAGTCAATCAGCATCAGGGGCAGGGAGTTGAAGTCGATGTGCCGCAGGATGAGACGGTCAACTTCATCGAGTTTCATCTGCTCGGGGATTAAATCATCGTCGCCATCGCCCCAGAACCTTCCCGGCACGGGGATGTGGACGAAATGAGTCCAGTGGTCATCCATCGACTCGTTGCGCGACTCAAGAAGCGTGTCATTGGCCTTCGCTGCATACATCCCGTTTGGAAAGTCTTTGAGTAAGTCCTTGTCGAACGCATAGGAAGAAGGACGGAACCACCACTGCTTGAAGGCTACCTTTCCGGGCGTCACTGCGCGTTCATACCAAGCGGCATACTGCGTTGGGTCTGAGGGTAGATCGGGCAACGCCTGCTGGTACATGAGGCCGATGTCTTCAGTGGCTTCTGCCGTGTCGGTCGGCATCATGCCATCGGTGTTCTTGAAGTTCGCTTTTGGGAATGTCGCTTGCAAGGCAACCACATCCGCCATTCGCACCCGGCCAATCCAGGGCAAAGTTGCCATATTCCGCGAGCTAGAGCGGGCGTAAATCTCAAACGGCCATACGACTTCGGTTGTCTCTTGTCCCGTTGGGAAAGTGGTCTTGCCCTGCACCTGTGGGGCAAGAGCCTTTTCAGGCGGGAAGTTGATGGGCTGCTGATCGGGGTTTTCTTGTGGCCCGCAGTTGGGGCAGACGTGGTTCTCGCCGTCGCCCGTAGTCTGGCAGATCGGGCACATCCACATGCCCTGCGAGAGTTCAACTTCTACATCTTCGTAGACGGGGACAGTGGTGAATCCAAATCGGGAATCGGTTGAATAATACGAATACCGGAACGAGTTTCCAAAGATACGGAGGTTGAATGCTTCGACAGCTCGTATAGCGTCGTAACCGACATTTTCTTTGATAATTTCCAGAGCGGCCCTAGCAGCCTCAGCCACAGCCTGAGACTCCGGGTCAGGAGAACTAGGCTGGGCGATGAACTCGGGAGCGGTTTGCACGTAGAGCGCCGCGCCGTACTTGATGAAGCTGCGATAATCGTTAGAGGGAAACGCATATTCTGCGGCGTTCTGGATGAGGGCGGTCCAGTCAACATCCGAGACGATGTTGAGATCGTGGTATCCCATGAAGATGAGCTGGTTGCGAAACCATTTGCGGTGAAACTGGAGCTTTTCGTAGGCAGATTCATAGTAAGCCTTTTCGATGAGCCACTTGATGCGCTCCTGTTTAGAGGCAGCTTTCGGATAATCCGGCATCAACGGCTTGGGCTTGCCGGTTGAATCCCGAATGGTCTTAGGAGCGCCCTTGAAAAGACCCTTGAGCTGTTGCCCTACGCCTGATAACAGGCCGTTACTACTCAAGGAATAGGCATCCTAAAATGTACCTTGCCCTGTGCGGCGGCAAGTTGCTCTTGAGTCTTAATCTCCGTGCGCGTTGGTTCCCTTTTGATGGGTGGGTCTGCCGTATCGCTGATAGGCGCATAGCCTTCTTTAATCATCAGGCGATTGAGCAACTCCATCACGAGCTGCTTGTTCTGCCGCTCTCTGACGACGAACAGCAACAATATGAGGAGCGATAAGACGTAGGGCGGAAGACAGTTCATCACGCGAATACTCCTCCCATTGGTCGGTTCTTCCGTAGTGGGAAACGGATTCCGAGATTTCTACTTTAGCCACGGAATGCTCCTATGTCCCAAGAATGCTGATACAAAAGTCCGCCTTCGACAGGCTCCTCTACTCGTTTCCACTTTAGCGTCATTCCCGAACGAGGATGAATGTAGGGCAGTACGAAGGAATTTAGGGCTATCCCTAGGCCGAACCAAGGAGTAATCCAATTAACAAACAATTCGTTCCAGTGGATTCGCAGGCGGAAATATTTGTACGGCTTCATCTTCTCGATAGGCGGTATCTCTAAATCCAAGAACACCTTTTTCCTTATGCTAGCCATTGCGTCTGCAATCCTTGCAAGCGAGCCGGAAAGCTACCCTCACCTTGTCGAATGCCACGAGTTCCGCCTTGGGGAACATCCCGCCGCAGATATGGCACCTTTGCCATGAGCCACCGATGAATTGAGCAATGGGAATCTTGGGAACTGCGGCCAGCTCTTTCGCTTCCTGGGCGATTCTCTCTACCAGCTTACTGTCCGCCACCTTTGATGGACACCTTGGCTTTGACTTTCATTGCGGCAGTCGCTTTCTTCTTGCCGTTCTTCTGCTTGGCAGCAAACTTCGAGGCGTGGTTCATCAGCGGTTTCAAGATTGGTCCCATGCTGGAGAGGTCGGCGGTCATGTCTTTATGAAGTGCCAAGTGCCATCGTATACGCAGATGGTTTGTCCTGGAGCTGGCTTCATATTACGAATTAATTTCACCGTTGCTCTAAGTTGTTTCTTGGTTATCTTCACGCAGCATCCTTTAGCCACACTTGGGCTTTGCGCCAGTCGATTATATCGTCGTCAGTCCATGCTCCGCAGCAGTCCATATTCGCTACGGTTGATTTCAGAGCCCGGCAGGTTCCTACTGAAGCATCCCACTTGGCTTCCCTCCCCGCTGTATCAAAATAGTCGCAATCGTCTCCCCCGTTGCGTCCTCCACAACACGTACCACCGAGTGATTGACCCACTTCAGGTGCATTAATCCATGCGAGGCCCGTATCATCAGGGTCAAGGTTCGCAAGGTGATTTCGCACTTGACCGGGCTTTCCGTATATCCAGTATCCGCAGACAGGCCAGTACTCGATGGGGTTGTCATCCTGGGCTCCCACGATAAACTTCCTTATCTTGATATTTTGAGGGTGATAAACGCAGCGACCTTTTTCCAAATTGTAGAGCGGGCAGTTAAAGCAACTTCGGGGCTCGTCGTGGGCCGATTCTGCGGTGGAAAAGAGCACTGATGCCCGGTCCAGGAGTACGTCTTTTCGTCCCACCATAGAGGCGGCCCTGCGCCATGCGTTGACCTTGGGCAAGTTTCGGTCTTCATATATGGGAAAGCCGCCCTTTTCCGTCTCGAACGCGCCGCGACTCACTTTGCCTTTTCGGGAATCCTCTCCTGATGCGATACCTGTGGCAACTCCCGCTTCTGGAACTTCTGCGTATCCACGTTGAAGTAGTAGCCGGGAGGCATGGTGTCGTTAAGGCGCGAAGCCCAGCCGGTGCGCAGGTCTTTCTTCTTTTTGAACGCCCCTTCTATTTCATCGTTGAGGGCTTTCCATTCGCGGTAGTCCTTGAGCCAGTCGGATGAGGGGCATTGCTCGTTCGCGGCGGCTACGCAGGGTGCTGGGTTGGCTTGAACGGGTTTATGGCTGTTGACCCAAACAACGTAGGCACATATACCAAGAAGCCCCGCTGCAAGAAATAAGTAATACTTCTTCATGCCATTCTCCTGAAAGCGTCCTGAATGACGGACGGTCTGCGCGAGAACGGGCTGCGGACAAGCTGTCGAGCCGTCTCCTTGCGCTCTTGTTCGGCGTGAATTGCGGCCCTGTGCCAGTAGAGGCGCGACTTCACGTCTAGGTTGGGGTTTTCGTATGCTTTCGGATC